GTCTTTAACTTCTCTATCCTTTAACACATATTCATATGGGTCTGGATCGTTTCCGTTATAATAATTAGTTCTACCTAACGATACTCTATATAATTCTGTCTTCAACTTCCTTAATTTCAAACGTTCGCGCAATACCATTTTCAGGTATTTGTTATGTTTTAAAGGCGTTGCTAAAGATTCCTTAGCAAGTATTGTTTCGTCTAGGTGTAAGTCTTTATCGACTTGTTCTTCAAGTTGTTCTATATTCATATATCAATTATACTATACTTTACCCCAAAAGTCAAGTTTAATTTGATTTATTTTCATACGTCATATTATCAAACTGTAAAGTTGCGCTACAAACTATACCCTCTGCCGAATCGTTGTTAAACGATATTTCACCCAAACTAGTGGGAAACATGTTATGAAACGTGAAAACGGTTTGTGTAGAGTTTTTATTATTAGAGAGTACGTGCAAACTTCCAGTCGTGATTAGTTGATTTATATCAGATTCCCTTCCGGTTACGTCTGGGTTAGCAGCTTTATAAATTAAATCTAGTAATTCAAAGTAATTAGAAAAGTCTTCGTCGACCATAAATTCTATATTCAATGGTTCCCAATTAATAGTATTAGATGGAATATACGTAGACCCATACATTGGGTTTGGGATTTCGGCAGCATTTGCGCTTATAGAAGGAATAGACACCGTCTTAGCCCAAAATGTCGTATTGGGTAGAGATTGAATATTTAATTTATAATTAGTCGATTTACTTAAATTAAGCGTTTTCTTATTTATCTGTTTCATACCACTATTTATAAGCACAAAAAAAACCCCCAATTAAGGGGGTTTAGGTTTTCCTAAGGTAGGGAAACTATTTAACCATTACAGATTAGTAACAGTAAACTTACGGAAGTACGGGTTTGCACCAGCAGCACCAGTCGCGAAAGGATTCATAGTGATTCCGTAACGAGTCTTGAAACCAAGACGCGGTTGGAAATCTTCTTCACCAATCGACTTCATCATTTGTAAAGGAACGTATGGACAGTAGAACATACCAGCATCATACATGTTAGCGCCTTTATAACCTACAACAACTGTATCAGCTGCAGCAAATTGGTCAACGAATACTTTAAACTTACCACCAAGAACACCAGCGAACAAGTTGTTAGTAACGTCAGGTTGAGTACCATTGTCAAGAGACATGTTAGCTTCAGCCATTGAAGAAACCATATCAAGAGCAGATGCAACATCTGGAGATACGATTAACCAATTACCACGACCACGACCAGTAGTTTTAGCAATCATGTTAGCTTCACGGTTGATCTGTACAAGAAGTGACTTATAACGTTCACCACCCCAACGAGCGCCACGGTTATCTTTTGCATCGGCAACGTCAAACGTTCCTGCAAGAGTAGTACCAGTAGTTGCGCCAGCAGTTGCTTGACTAGAAATAGTCGTGATGATCTCACGGTTAATTTCAGCAAGGATCTCACCAGAAAGGATATTTGACAATTCAGACTCAGCGTCTAAACCATGAATAGCTTTAAGGTCTTGAGCAAGTTCAAGTGAGTATTTTGCTTTAAGAGCTTTAGTCTTAGCAGTAACACTTGATTTCTCAATTGAGAATGACATCTCGTTGTAAGTAGTAGCACCGCCACCAAATCCACCAAGAGCTTCACCTTGAGCAGTAGTCATTGCGTCTGCAGTACCGTCGTCACCTGCGAAGTCCGTATCAGGAGCTCCAGCTGGTAAAGTCAATGCTTCAGCGCCAGTAGATGCTTCACCTGTGTAATGAGATTTCATTGCAAAGATAAGACCAGTAGGACCTGACATTGGTTGTACACCAATAGTGTCATATGCCATTAATTGTGGCATAGTACGACGTACTAGTGAAATTAGGATAGGATCCCAGTTATCTACATTAGCACCTGTTACGTTTGCTTCGTCCAAAGCAGTTTGTTGATTTTCTAAAAGACGTAAAGTAATCGCACGTTTAGTAGCATCTTTAATCGCAGGAATTTCTGCATGCTCCATAACCGGCTGCCACTTATCTTTAATTTCTTCTGATAAAAACATTATGTTTTCTCCTTATTAAGTATAAATGTTAAGCACCAAAGATGCTTGTTGTTTTCGATGTTGAAAGTGAAGCAACGATACGTTTCATAGAATCGCTCATTTCTTCGTCATCAGCATTTACTTCAGTTTTACCTTCGGCAATTACTTCTTCTTTCTTTTCGTCTGAAGGAAAATATGTTTCCTTCAAAGTTTCTAACTTCTCAGCGTATGTTTCTGCGTTTTCAAATACAACACCTTCAGCAAGAGAGTTTAACTTCTCTACTTGGGTCATAGTTAAATCTTCAGATACAGCACTAAAAATCTCTTTAGCATTTGCCTGATCAAGAGAATGAGTAGCTTCAATGTTTTTATTCATTTCCGCGTTTAATTCTTCTTTCAAACCTTTAATTTCAGCAGACTGTTCATCAACGATGTTGAGTTTGTCTTCTGGAATTTCAATGTAATTCTCAGTAAATAGCGTTTGTAGTCCAGTAACAAAACCTTCTAAGATTTCATTCTTTAAACCATTTTCAACTGCAAGTTTGTTGTCTTCAACCCACTCGTTAACCATGTAGTCTAAGTAACCGTCTAATTTAGCAGTAACGTCTTCAAGTAATGAATCCATCTTATTTGCTAATTCGCCTTCCATCTTTTCTTCGATAGAAGTAAGGTTTTCTTTAACTTTTGCTTTAACAGCAGTTTCGAATACTAAAGTAGTACGTGCTTTAAAATCTTCAGTCAATTCTTGACCGTCAAATAATGCGTCCATATCTTCCTGAACATCAACGTTCAATTCAACTTCTTCTTTAGTAACTTTTTTGTCTTTGTCTTCTTCAACTTCTTCGTCTTCGTCAGCTTCATCCGCATCGTCTTCGTCTTCAAATACTTCGACTTCGCCAGAACCATCTGTCTTAATCTTTTTCTTCTTCAACTTATTCGCTTTAGGTTCAGCAGCCGCTTCTGTTACATCATCAGCATCTTCGGCAACAATTTCTAAATCGCCAGATTCTAATAATGCATCAACTTTAGACGCCTCAATTGAAGTATCAGAATCAGCGTTTTCAGAAATATAAAATTCCTTTGCCTCATCTAAAACCAACATCTCGCCAGTTTCTGTTTTTAACTTCATCTTAGGTTCTCCTAATAAATTTTTGATTATAATCTTAAATTAGTTTTATTTCTAATTACTATTATTTATAAAACTAATAACTTTAACAAATATAAAAATATTAAATCTTTGACATAAAATCTTCAAAAATACGCGCCTCTAAGCCGGTAAGCTTAGATTTTGACGTAGTTTCGACGACCTTCTTCATTTCTGCAATATCTTGTTCTTTGATAATTCCGTTGTTCCAAACCCATTCCTTTCCTTCCATGATGCCGTTTACAAAAGCGTCAGGAGCAGATGGATCTGCTACAATATCTGCGGCAGTAGCAAGGTAGAAGTCGCTTTGCACTTCTTGTATTCCTTGTTTGTTTGCCTTTAATGTGCCCATACCCCTTGATGATACACCAAGTTGAGCGCCTTCATTAATTAAATTCTTTACAATGTTTCCGTGAGGAGTGTCCGTAACTTTTGCTTTACCGATGTAGTTACCGCCTTCTTTAACTAACGACGTAATCATATGCGATACGCGGTCTAGGTTAATCGTTGGTCCATCAGGATGTCCTAATTCACCAAACGCACGTTTCTTATCGATGTAAGTTTCCGTATAACGCTTAACTTCGTTTTCCATAATCGCACCTGGATAAACACGTCCGTTACGGTTCTTTAAATCTGCTTGTAAAAACACACCTTCAATGTAAAGTTCTTTGCCTTTACCTTCAGTGATGTAATTTACAGTTTCGTTAATTTCTGAAATTAGTCTCATAACGTTCTCCTTTAAAACTTAATCTTCTTCGTTGTCGCTTTCCCAACCTTTGTCGATAGCGTCGTAAAATTCTTTTTTCTTATCGCCTTCAAGTTCCGCTGGAGATTTAACGCCAAACTTCTTTAGTAAGCCGTTAAAGAATTTTTGATACGCTTCTTTATCTCCAGACGCTTCCTTTTGAACTTCTTCTTCTTCGTAATCTTTATGCTGCTTACCGCAATCTTCTTTAGCAAACATAGACTTTGCGATGGTAGTTTTCATGCCTTCTAACTTAGTAGCTATTCTATCTTTTAGCTCATCTGCAAATGTAGTTTTAAACTCAGCAGCATCCTTATTTCTAGCATATTTAATTAATTTTTCTAATCTGTTCATTTTCTATCTCCTAATAAAAGTCGTCAGCAGCGCCAAACTCGTCCGTCGGCGTATCTGATTTTTCTTTCTTCATTAATTTATCCATTTCTTCTATTTCTCTATCGCTTTGCATAAGAATATTCTTACGAACCCATTCGATAGAGTAATAACGTCCAATCATCTCACCCGATGTTATAGTATCTAACATCTCTATTCTTTCTTTTAATATCTCAAGTTTTTTAACTTCGCTAAAATGTCCATCATCGGCAAAAATGAAATCTATATTTTCTTTATATACGTTCCACTCCGCTTTATCTATAATACCTTTAGAAAGCAATTGCGTTCTTAATAGACTATATAGTAAATCCGAAAAACGTTTTCTAAGTTTATATACAAATTTAGTAAATTTGATTTCGTCTCTACTTATCTCTCCGCCACGACTAAAGCCCCAAGTTTGTTCCTGCTCCATTCTAGAAGGAGGAACATGAAGTGCTTGATATACTTTCTTTTGAAAATACATAACATCTTCCATATCGCCTAAGTTTTGTCCACCTGGCAATGTAGTAACTTCAGTACCACGTCCGCCTTCTTTACGAGGCAACCAAAAGTCTTCCATCATAGACATAGTATTCTTACCGTCTTTGACTTTACCAGTATTAGCATCATAAACCATTTTGTTTTTAAACTTGTTCATGATGTTACGTAAATACTGCTCTGCTTTAGTTTTAGGTAAATTACCAACGTCAATATAAAATACACGTCTTTCTGGAGCACGAGTAATTCTATAAATAACCATCGCATCTTCTAACATACGAAGTTGATTAATAGGCTTCATAGCTTTATGTAAGTAAGATAAAACAACTTCTTTATCGGACTCATATAAACCAGAGTTAGATGTTGCGATAGATTCTACTGATACTTTAAGCGACTGAGTACCAGAAGCGCCTTCCGAAGAGTATAACCAATATTCTTCAACATTAGTAACTACCTCTATACCTGCTTTATTTTTCTCTTTCGTAACTTCTTTAACCTTTTTAATATCTAAAGAATCGATATATCTTAATTCTTTAATACCTTTCTTTGTATTATCTTTATCAAAAATAATATGATAGTGAATTGCTCCATCTACATACCACTTTTTGAAAATATCTGCGCCAAAATTGTTAAATTCTAACTTTTTACAAATAACCGCAAACTCTTCTCGTATAGTTTTCTTAATATTGTCAGATATATTTATAGTATCTAACTTGTCCAAATAGATATCGACCGCATTTTTATAGGGGTCGAGGACTATTGCTTCGTTAACCACATCATCAATAGCAAGTTCTGCTTCTGGGTTTTGTGATGTACTTCTATACTGCGCAATTAAATCCTTCTGATTTCTAAATGAAACATCAAAATTGGCGGAGTAGGCGTTTATTCCTCCTCCGTTTATAACTGTGGAACCATCGTTTATATCAGTTGGGACGAACGACTTTGAATTAGAGTTCTTCCCTGAAGTTCCTAACCTCTTTTCAATGTTATATCCGAATAATTCCATAATGTACCTTTATCTGTTTTATATTATAATAATATTTATAACAGATATTAGGCTGCGTTATTCCAAGTAACTGCGAAAGTTACCGTAAACTCAGACACCGTATCCGCATTATCCCAAGATAAATCGATAGAACCGATCTCTTGTGGCCATGCTTGTAGGATAGATGTACCGCCAGAGTTTACAGAACCATCTCTATTTAAAGGAGATATTTCCATAGACTTATGGGCGTTAACTGGGCTTCCGTCTGTTCCGTCGCTAGCAGCATCGTCGAAATGCTGTAAAGAGTTCTGCCATTCTAGTAAATGCTTACGAAGTTCCCCACCTTCGTCTTGCATTACCGTAACAGTCCAATCTGCAAATGTTCTATCGCCAGGAACTTTTATTTTTCTATTCATGAATGGAACTTCAATAGTATTCACTGTTGTTGCAGGTATTTGAGCTGCCTTTACAACGAACCTAGAAGTGTCAAAATTAGCAATACTAACTTGAAATAAGTTAGCACGTGCGTAGTCTTGTTTGAATTGTTTGTTAAATTCAGTAACTAACATATCAATCCTCCTTATACTTGTCCAATCACTTCAGCAAAATCAACACCAGACTTCGTAGCAACGAAGTTTAGAGTGATAAAGTTGATTGATTTAGACGGTTTAATAAACATACTAGCAACAAATTGATTACCATCGATAACTTCTGGTGTGTTGTTAGAACTATCACATTGT